GTCCCACTTCCTCATTGCTGCATAACTTTGAGGAGAGATCTTTCCCTCAAAGTTGTGAGACTTCAACTCACACACTTCGCGTCTTGCCTCATCTCTTGCCTCCATCATGGCAGAAATAATGCTCTCTGTTTTTTTTATGTCTTCAGGTGGCATGATGGAGTTGTGGATGTCGATGTATCCACACTCTAATCCTGCAAAGTACGCATCTGGACCAAATCCAAATATCTGATACAGAACGTATCTGTAAGAGCCACGGTGCACAAGGTCTCCTTCATGGATTCTCTTGCAGACTTCATAGAACGCCCTTAAACGATCATCGTTAGAAAGTCTGTTCCAAAAGTCTTCCGCACTCTGCTTGAAGTTTTCTTTTTCTTCTTGCAAACAATCATCAATAGATTTGCCGTCTTTTCCATTTTCGGAAAGCGCTTTGACCAAAGAATCAATTTGCTCTTTTTCTGATCGTGAATCGCTATCCATTTTTATACTCCCGCCTCATTCATTAAAGGAGCCTAAGTGCCTCTGAAAGACACTGGTGTGCGTCGTAGAGATAAGAAGAAGCTCTCTTTGCAGAGTCAGCACTTCTTGCTCGGTTTATGCTCCTGACAGCATCATCAAGTATAGAGATGCATGAATAAAGGTCTTTCTGCGCTTTTTCAACAACAGACATAATGCTGTCACGAGCAGATGAGCACATCCTGATCTTCTCTATTCCGGCAACGATGCCGTAGACATCATCGCAGTCGCTCAAGACTTTTCTCTTAAAGTCAAGAACATCGCTTTCAATGTCTTCAATCTGATTGGAGATGCCTTCACGTAAGACGGCAAACTCCACAGCCCCCGCATCTGTATCAAGCAGTTTAGAAATTCTGTACAATTCATCTAAAACTGTATAAGAGGCACTATTCATGATTTGATGCCTGCTTCGGTGCGAGCCTTGTCTAAAATCTCCCACATCGGGTTGATGACATAGGTTGGATTATGCGGGTTGTCTGCGCGACTTTCTAAAATAACACCCTTTTTTTCTAGTGCACTAAGACCATTGATAATTCTTCCCGCAAAATACTCACTGCTTCTTGAGGTGTGACTTGTGCGGTAATAAGCCTCAAAAAGACCGTACATCTCGCCAAGGGTCAATTTGCCTTTGCGCAAAAAAACAATCGCCATTTCCTGAATCTCTAGTCTTGAAGGACTGGATTTATTCACGGAAAAATCCCCTTTATTTCGAAGGGATCGTGGGGATGATTTTCACCATCTGGAAGAGAATCCAAACTCCCCATGCCGTGAAGCCAGCAAGAACAATGCACTTGATGGCAGAAACTGGAATCGACAGAGTGATGTACTCAGATTTTTCTTTTGGAGTAGACATTGCTGCTCTTTCTCAAGCAATCGTTGCTGTAGTGAACTTTGGGATCAAACGGCCAGACTTCATTGGCGTATGCGTATCCCAAGAATGCAATTGCAGATGGGAGTCCGATAACAAAAAACCAAATGAACAGGTCGTGGTGCATACTTATCTATCAGTATCCCGACCAGTGGCAGAGTGACCGCAAACTTCAGTTTTTTGCCGCTCTCAGCAGATCGTAAAAAGGCGTGAGAGAAAAATCAATGCATGACACCTTGCCCAGAGCATCTCTTACACATGTTTTTTCAACGTAATTTTCTCTGACAAGGTTGTTGACAGAGTACTCAAACTCTCTCTTGAGCAAACTTTTGTGCTTTTTCATTAAACATCTCTGCAGCGTATCGTAATCAATCTTACTTGTCTGAGAGATAGCACAAATGATGTCTTCTTCCAAACGACTCAAAGAATTACCCATTTGCTTCCTTTGCTTTGTTCATCAGTTCTCCAAAAGGATTGATGAAGTAAGTTGCTTCTTCGTGAAAAAACGGTAAGAAACGACTCTTACCACCTTTGCTCGTTGCAATAATGATGCTGCGAGCCATCATGTCGTCAATTACTTTGCTCAGTTCTGTTGAATTGATGCCTTCTGGAATGTGCTCCGAAGCAGCAAACATCAACTGGTTAAATGAATAACCTTGATCAAGTTCCATTCTCTCACGGATACCAGTTTCCATGAGGTGCATGCGCTCGGAACTATCAGTTCTTCTTTTCAACTATGCCTCTCTTTTTAATCCTGTCTCGCACTTCTTCAAGAGATATCGGAGTATAGCCAATTCTCTCTACACATACAGAGAAATATCTTAAGTCCTCTGAAACATGTGGTCTCATAATGTCGTCTGGGGAGCCATCATAGTTCTCCAGTACCGCTTCTGCGTGAAGATGTGCGTGGATGTTAACCCAGTTTGTCTTGCTCCGGTGCCTGTAAAGAGACCCTGGGTGCAGTGGGATGTGCGACAGCACTTCATCAGCAAGTTGATGAGTGGCACGAATGTCGTAAAAATACTTCCTGTAGACGGACAGGTCCATGGTGTCGTGGTTACCCTTGATGAGAACCTTAGAGCCATGAAGAGTTGAAAGAATCTCCATGTCTTTTGGCTTGAACGCAACATCGCCAAGCACATACACCTTGTCTCCTGGCTTAACGGCAGAGTTCCAGTTCTCCACCATCTTTGCATCGCCTTCTGCTGCGCTTGAAAAAGGGCGCACTTTCTCTCCATTGAATCGCCTGAAGCCGTACATGGCTTCATGTCCAAAGTGAGTGCAACCAATCAGCCATGTTTGACTAGACATTTCTTTCAGCAGCACCAAAGTGGATGCCGTCCGTGGAGTGTTGAACAACAAAATCAAGAAGCGTTTCAGCAAAATGATTAATGATGGCTTTTCTTCGATAGGCTCCCTGACATCGGAACTCGGCACAAACATTACCGTCTTCTTCTGTCATAGACCTAAATGCATCACGAATGTGATGATGCATCACGCCGATTGCTGAGGTTAGATCATCTTTCCTGTCCTTGGAAACGCAAACTCTAAATGAAAAAATACCAAATGGTAGCTTCTTGCCGTAGTGAGGAAGAGACTTCTTCTTGACAGTTTTGTTTTCCGTCTGCATTTTTAATCCTGATTTGAAAACTCCGAATCCTTGAAGTTGACAGGCTCGTAATTGCTCACATCAAAGTTTACGCGATTGTGCCCAAAGTGCTTATCGACACGAAAGATGTTGAAAAACGGCAAATGACAATCTTCAATCATTCTTGCGTCACCCTGATTAACGGGACGAAATTGACTGATACAGATAGGCCCGTCCATTGAAAGAAAATGAAAAGTAAAAACCATGACTTCCATTTTCAAAACGAACGGATGATCTGCTGGGACCTGTTCCATGGAGCCATGATCTCTAACAACTTGCTCCACAAGCGCGCTCTTCAATTCTTGAGAACTGATAGGAATTTTCTTTTCTGCACACATTTTATCCAAGTCTTCCGCATGCTCCTTGCGCATAAAGCAAGACCATGCTGTTGATGCAAAAGTAACAACAATCGGCTGATCTTCAAAGTCTTCTGCGACCTTATAGATGATCTGAGAAGTGGCTTCAAAAAATAAGTCTTTTTCTTCAATGCAACCAAGCTTATTGGGAGAAATAAAAGCAACTCCACCACTGTAGAAAGCAGTCGCGTGTGGAGGCATATCTTGGTTATTTTCTTTCCTATAAGAATCCATTGCCGTAAAGGTTCTGTCAGAGATCACCTCCAACAGTTCCTTGATGCTGGCTCCGTCCTCGCGACGATCCATCCAATCGGAAATCTTATCACCATCGTGCATTCCATCAAAGGGAGAAGTGGTGACTTCGATGCCAAAATCAGGTTCTTCCATGATCTACTCCTGCTAGCAATGCTTCCAAAGATTTTTACTTAGGATTTCTCGCACAGTGCTTTCTGAAACCCCGTACTCTTCAGAAAGTTCAGAGACTTTCTTGCCGACATCACGGTCTTTTCTCATCTTGCGAACAAGACTTTCATTAAGCCTTGCACGACCATTTTTCTCTCCTGCCCCAATAGGGAAAACAGTTGGAAATCTTTTTTCGCGCCACACCTGTCGATTCACAAGTGACAAATGTTCAGGATTAATGCACAGTCTATTGCCGCATGACGGAATTACTACTCCTTTTTTGTGCTGCATACCAGCGCAGATAAGAGCAACACGACGAACATCTCGTGGCATTCCCATGAATTTTTGAACGCCATATCCACAAGTCTTGTGGACATAGCCATTCCATAAGATACAGCCGTCAGCACTTTGAATGGATTTGCTTGAAAGAAGCTCTCTGCCTCTTACAATCCATTCTTGCTCAGTATATGGTTTTCTCATTGCTTGGGCAAAATGTTGAGATTAAGAAAGTAACTACGTGGCAATTTCTTTTCAGGATGATTCTCTGTGGGCTCAGAGCCAAGCACGCAGAACACATACCCGTCTTTTTCTTCTCGCACCCACATGGGAACCATCGTCGGCCCAGTGCAAGGATTAAAATTAGGGAAAAGTAATTGAATAGCAGTTGGCGTCATCATCCCAACCGCAAACCTGTAGCCTTTGGAGGACATGCGCTCCATTACTTGTGCCATTGACATGACTACAAGGTAGTGCAGGAGGCGGGCTTTGTCAAGCCCCGTACTGTACTTTTTGTAGATTACACGATGGCGCAGGCGGCGCAGTATGCGTTCATGGCGATTGCGCTTGCGGAGCCAACATTGATGCTCCGAACTGATCCATACTGAGGAATGTATAGGACATTATCGCACACTTCAAGCACCTCTTGAGGTATACCTATCTGCTCTTGGCCAAAAATCAGAACATAGTAAACTGAGGGTTCAAATAAAAAATCGTTTATGTTTTCTGAATTCTCAACATTGTCTATACCGACTATTTTGATCTTTTTGCAACCATGTAATCCGCCCAATGAGCAAAAGTAAGCAGATAGATCGTCAACAGACTTAACATGACGAAAATTAGTGTAGTTATGAGTTCCAACGGTCCCACGCCTGTCGTACTTTTTGTTTCCATAAATGACTACTTCTTTCGCCAAAAACGCATTAGCGTTACGAATAACGGTTGCAATATTAAAATCATTCCCAATGTTGCAGCAGACAACTGAATAATCAAAACGCTTGTCATTAAGATCAGCTCTAATAGCGTCGTCTTTCCAGTATGCATAATGATCTATGATATTACGTGTCTCTTTTGCATTTATCATGTTTTTGACCAGTTATTAAACAATACATTCGTGATCAATGCAATCTTCATTTCATAAAATACGTTATTATTTGAAAGTCCAACTAATAAGTGCCAATATGATAGCTAAAATACACATAGTTAAAAATCCGTCAATTGCTATGTCCGTGACAGACATAACAACTTCTATTGGTCTTACCTTTTTAGCTTCCAACAGACTTTTGATGTACTTCATTTCATTACGCTTTTCTCAAAATCTCTTCTAATTCATAAATAA